GCGGCCCGATCCGAAGGCATGGGCGGAAAAGCCGGGCGGGCTGACGATCAGCGGCAGGAACGCGACATCGGGCAGTGCCGGGTCGTCGGGCGCGGTGCGGTACGGGCCGGTCGCCAGGCGCAGTGTCTCCACCGCGCCGTTCTGGTACAGCGCGATCTCGGCCAGATACAGGATCGGCATGGGATGTTCCTGTGGTGGGGGGAGGGATCACCCCGCCGCGATGACGCGGCCGAGGGACTGGCGGATGGCGCTCATCTCGGCGCGCAGGCTGGCGAGGTCGGCGCGGGCCTGTTCGGCCTCGCGGGCCTGCTGGCGGCGCAGGGCTGCGACCTCGCTTGTGGTCTCTCGGGCAGCCTCATCTTCCCCGGAGGACGGCGCCAGCAACCGGCGCGTCTCCCCGGCGGTGAACAGCCGGGCCGGGCCGGTCGCCTCCAGCTCCGGTCCCTGCTCGCCGACGAGGCGCAAGCCCCCGGCATGCCAGCCGCCATGGGCAAAATTCGGCGTACCGCCGGCCGCGATGATGGCGGCGCGGTAGGACTCAGCGAAGGCGCTGTCCTGATCGATGCGGTCGCGCACCGTGCCGCCGCCGGATGTCGTCTGGCCGAGGCCGGCGAGGATGGCGTCGCGGGTCGAGCGCGTCAGGCCGATTTCCGCCATATATTCGCCCGAGGAGGCACTCTCGCCATAGCTGCCGGGAAGGTAGGCGACGCCGCCCGAACTGGCTGAACTCCCGCCACCGCCCCCACCGCCGGCACTGGCGCCGAGCCCGGCGATCAGCCCCTGCAGGATGGCGGGCAGCTGCGCCAGGCTGGTGGCGAGGACCTGCTGGCCGGTCAGCATCTGGCGCAGCGTGTCGGTCTGGGTCCGCAGGCTGGAAAGCTGGCCCTCGGCAATGGCGAGCTGGCGGCTGGCCAGGCTCTCGGTCGCCTGCAGCACGCCGCTCACCCGTTCGAAATCGGCGAAGTAATCGGCGGAGCTGGCATGGTAGGCGCGGCTGGCTTCCAGCAGCCGGCGGCTGAGCTCCGGCAGCTCCCCGATGGCGGCGCTGTCGCCCAGCTGCGCGCGGGCGGCGACATCGTCGAACTGGCGGCGTGCCTCGGTCAGCCGGTCGGCGGGTGACAGCGGCGACAGCTCGGCATCGGTCAGCAGCGACAGGCGCGTGCGGGCGAGATTGTCGGCCATGCGCCGCCAGTCCGACGCCTGATCCTCCATCGCGCGCAGATACTCTTCGGCCGCAGCCAGCTGGGCATCGGCATAGGCGCGCTGCGCCGCGGTCAGCCGCAGGGCCGTGCCCTCCGCCGTCTGGCCAAGGGCCGCCAGTGCCGATTCAGCGGCGCGCAGCACCGGGATGTTCGTCTCGACCGTGGCGTAATAGTCGATGACCGCGCGCAAGCTGCCGGCATCGAGGCCGGACAGCGCCTGCGCCAGCCCGTCATCGCGGACATGGCGCAGATCGGCCAGCACGGTATCGAGGTCGATCAGCCCCTTCGCCGCCAGATCCTCGGCGCTGCCGCGCAGCTCGCGGAAACGGGCGATCACCTGGTCCAGCGCGTCGGGGATGCCGTCCGCCGCGCGCCGCGCCGCGTCGGCGAAATTGCGCGCGGTGAGCTGTTCCAGCGTCACGGCGCTGCCGGTCATCGCCTCGCTAAGCTCCTCCACAAGCGCGGCGACCAGCCCCTCGGCATCGGCGAAGCTGCCGCTGGCCAGCGGGTCGGGCCGGGCGGAGGCCGGCTTGCCATAGAGGTCTTCCTCGGTGCGGTAGAGCCAGAAGCGGTTGCCGTCGCGCCCGCCGGTGGCGAGGTCGAGATAGAGATCGTCGGGCAGCGGCAGCTTGAGGCCGCGCGTCACCTCGGACAGCGCGCCCATCACCAGCCCCTGCAGCGCGTCGCGGGCCTGCCGGGTTTCGGCATTGGCGCCATCCTCGGTCGGGCGCAGCGTGCCGGAGACCATGCCTTGCAGCGAGGCGGTATGGTCGCTCGGCTTGCCGCCGAACAGCCCGCCCAGCAGGAAGGGCAGGGCGATGCCCGCCACCGGCAAAGCCAGCGACAGGGCGGAGCCCAGCCCTGCCAGAGAACCGCCCGCCAGCGAGCCCGCGGTGGCGATGCCGGCATTGCTCATGCCGCCGGCAACGGCGGAGACGCCCAGGCTGGCGGCGGTCGCCCCGCCCCCCAGCCCCACCGCCGTCGCGCCGAACAGGGAGGGCAGGGCGCTCGACAACAGGTCGCCGCCGACGAGCGAGCGGCCGAGCCCCAGCAGGTCGGTGAGGTCCGGACCAGACCCGCCCAGCCTGTCCGTCACTCCGGCGACGGCACTGCCGGACAGGCCCATGAGCGAGCCGAGCCCCGCCACCACCGGCACCACCACGGGCCGGGCGATGGCCAGTGCGGCCAGTTCTCCCAGCAGCCGCGCGAAGGCGGACTTCAGGTGGTCGGCCAGGTCGCCGAAGCGCAGCCGCCCTTCGCGGAAGATCACCGTGAAGGCGTCGGAAAAGCCGCGCTGGATGCCCTCGGCGGCGGTACGCAGCGCCTCGGTCATCGGCCGGCTGCGGCGCTCCAGCTCGGCCAACTGGCCGGAAATGCCGCCGATCTGGCCGCTCAGCCGTTGCAGGGCGGGCTGCTGCCGGTCGGCACTCTCGCCGATTTCCGCCAGCGAGCGGGACAGCGTGCGCAACCCGCGCTCGGCGGGCAGAATGTCGAGCGCGATCTCGATGGTTTTCTGCATCGCTATTCCCTTTCCAATGCCCGGTCGATGGCGGCCTCGACGAATCCCCCCGGTGCCTGCCGGGAAGAGCCCGCATTCAGCCGCCCGACATAGGGCACATCGTTGCGGATGCCGGTTGCGTCCCGCCGCCAGCCCTCGCGTGCCCGGCCGGTGTCGACCGGGGTGGCGGCGCGCAGCTCGCCCAGCAGGCTGGCGGCGAGGCGGTCGCGGGTTTCCGCGATTTCCGCTTCCAGTGCGGCATCGGTTTCAGCGATGCCGGTGACGGTCAGGCGCATTTTTGGCGCTCCCCGATATGCGTGAGCCAGGCGGCGTCCAGCGCCGCGATCAGCAGGGAGAAGGTCTCGAACGCCTCGCCTGTGATGCCATGCCGCCGGGCGTAAGAATCCAGCGCCAGCCAGGGGATCGGCCCGATAGCTGACATCGCCATCGGGCGGCAACTGCCCAACTCGGCGAAGGCGTCCAGATACCAACCGAGGCCGGGGGCGAGCGCGGGTTCGTCCAGCACCGCCGCCGGCAGATCCGCGCCACGCTCGGCAGCGGCTTCGGCAAGCCAGTCCGCCCGGCTGCCCCAGTCCAGCCGCCAGCGCAGCGCGGCACTCAGTTTTTTGCCGTCTCCGCCAGCTCGGCGGCGCGGAAATTCGCCGCCTTCTGCGCCTGTTCCTGAATGTCGCGGAACAGCTCCGGCAGGTCGGTCAGCAGTTGCACCGCCGCGCTGGGGGTGAAGGCGATCTCCTGCCCGTCGCGGTCCCGGATGCCGTCCCAGCCCAGCAGCACGGTCTCGGCATAGACTTCCGCCAGCAGCCGTTCCGCCACTGTCTCGTCCAGCGTGCCGGCCTGCATCTGCCGGCGGTAGGGGCGGAGTTTCGCCTCCAGCGCGCGGGCGAATGCCTTGTTGGCGCCGCCGGCGCGGCGGATGGTGATGCGGCCGAACGCGCCATAGTCCAGCACCAGCCCCTCCCCGGCCTCGGCCTTCGGGTCGGTGGCGAACAGATCGTAGATCGAGTGCATGGGGGTTCCTTTGGGGGAGTGGGAAGGAAGGGCTACGCCGCAAAGCGGTGGAAGGCGGCGGCGAAGCCCTCGGTCGGATGGCGGATCGCCTCGAAGGATAGCCGTGCCATCACATCCTCGTTCGGGCCCGACGCCATGACATCGGCATCGGTGAAGCGCAGCCGCGGCAGATCGAGGATCAGCGCATTGCCGGCGCTGTCGGCCAGCCGCACGGACAGTGCCGAATCCGTACCGTCGAGGAATTTCTGGTAGAGCGCGCGGCTACCGAAATAGGTCTCGATCTGCCCGGTCGCCTGGAACTGGCCGAGGCCGATGCCGGCCGCGCCGAAGCTGCCCACCGCCATCTGCTCGCGCAGATTGTTGGCGAGGTTCAGCGAGAGCGCGCGCGCGAAATTCGGCCCTGCCAGCTCCGCCCCGCCCTCGCGGATCGAGGCGACGTTGCGGGTCGCGTTCAGCACGGCGGAGGCTGGCGATTCGGTCACGCTGGCGGCGATGCTGGCCCCGGCGACGGCGGCGTCGCGGCCGATCACGCCGAAGCTGGCGGTGGCGATCTGCCCGGCCTGGATCGTCAGCCGGGCGCCGGTCAGCAGGCAGCCGCGATAGGCGAAATATTCGCCGACATCGGTGAGGCCGCGCTCCAGCGTGAAGCTGTGCGGCGTCACGCCGTTGCGGATGGTCGCGGCATCGATGCCGATGGTCGCGCCCGCCGCTTCGTTTGCCGCCGGGGCGGGGCTGACCGCGATCTCATCGGTCTCCACCGCAATCACGCGGAAGAAGCCGTTATTGCCGGCAGTGGCGAATCCCGTCACGCGCACCCACTGGCCTTGCGTCATACCCTCCGCGACGAAGTCGGTGAGGCTGGAGGTAAAACGCCCGCCGCTGGCATCGGCGGCGATGTCGTCGCCGGAGATGTCGACCGCCTGCCAGTCATCGGCGAACAGGGCCGCCATCAGGAAATCGTCGGCGGACCCATAGCTCAGCTCCATGCCGATATCGCCGGAGACCGAGGCGCCGACCTGCGGGATGTCGGCGACCATGCGGTCGGGCCGGATCTCGTTGGAGCGCGCGGTGCGCAGCTGGTATTTCAGGCTTTCGCCGGTGATGCGCAGCGCGGTCATCGCCGGGCTTGCCGGGGTCTCGCCCCACACGCTCTCGCGTACGCTGCGCAGGGAAACGCGGTTGGAATCCGCCATCGCTGGCCCTCCTTCAGGGATAAGAAAAGGGCCGCGCGAAGGCGGCCCGGTCGGGTGTCAATTGAGAGGTTGCTGTACCTTTCCCGATGGGCGTCAGGCGGTTAGGCTGGCTCCTCAAGACTGAAGAAACGAGGAACCGCCCGCATGACCCTGCATATCGGAATTGTCGGCTGCTCGGCGGAGGGCGCGGCCCTGTGCTACCGCACCATCTGCGCCGAGGGCGCGGAGCTGCTCGGCCCGCACGCCCACCCTGAGGTCAGCATGCACACGCCGCCCTTGTCCGACTATGTCGTGCATCTGGAGCGCGGCGACATGCAGGGCGTTGCCGACCTCATGCTCGCCTCAGCGGAGAAGCTGGCGCGCATCGGCGCCGACTTCCTGCTGACCCCGGACAATACGATCCATCAGGCGTTCGATCTGGTGGCAAAGCGCTCGCCGCTGCCCTGGCTGCATATTGCCGAGACGGTGGCCGACGAGGCCGTGGCACGTGGGTTTAAGAAGCTCGCCCTGACCGGCACGCGCTGGCTGACCGACAGCGATGTCTATCCCGAGGCGCTGGGCAAACGCGGTCTCGACTGCGTAAAGCCCACCGTGGCGGAGCGCGACGAGATCATGCGCGTGATCATGGACGATCTGGTCTATGGCCGCTTCACCGAGGCGGGAGTGGCCACCTTCCAGCGCATCATCGGGCGGCTGAAGGAGGAGGAAGGCTGCGACGCCGTCATCCTCGGCTGCACCGAAATCCCGCTCATCATGCATGACGGCAATTCGCCTCTGCCGACGCTCGATTCCACCCGCCTGCTCGCCCGCGCCGCGCTGAAGCGCGCGGTTGCGGGATAGGGGGTATTCACGCTGCCCTATGCTTCGAGACGCCCGCTCCCAAGGGGTTGGGCGCGGGCTCCTCAGCATGAGGTCACCAAGGGGCGACTGACGGTGCGGTTCCCCCCTCACCCAGCTCCGCCTAGTTCGCTTTGCTCACAAGGCTCCGCAACCCTCTCCCTCCAGGGGAGAGGGAAGGAAAGAGGCGGCGTTGTACCCTCTCCCCTTGCGGGAGAGGGTGGTGAGCGCCAGCGAACCGGGTGAGGGGTGACAGGGAGAGAAAACCGCTGTTTCTCACACCCGCTCATCCGCCTGGAACGGCACGGTGATGAGGGTGAGGCGCCAGCCATGGCCGTCGGCGCCGGTCTCGGTGATGTCGGCGGCGGCGAAACTCACGGGGCCGATGGTGCTCGTGAGGCTGCGTCCCTCGAACAGGGATGCCGCGCGGTCGGCCAGCCCGGCGGCCTCGGACGGACCGCTGTTCGCCGGCACGAAGAGTTGCAGCAGCACCTGTCCGCGCCTTCGGAAGATGCGGCGCTCCGGTGCACCCAGCGTCACCTGCCGCCCGGTCGAGCCGCTGACCGAGACGCGCAGCCAGGGGCCGCGCGCGGCGGCATCGTAGGTTAAATTGTCCCAGGCCAGCGGAGTCTCGGACCAGCTGGCAGCGGCATGCGCCTCGACCGCACGGCGGATCGCTTCCAGGCTCATCGCCGCACCTGCAGCCGGTACGCGATGGCGGTGTCGCCGGGCCGGATCGCGCCGACATGCACGATGGACCATTCCACCTCCTCCAGCAGCAGGACGGAGCCCGCCTCCGGCACCACCGGCAGCGCGCCGGCGGCCACCAGCACGATACGGTCGCCCCTGCGGACCATCGCATTGTCCAGCGGGCCGGGCGTTGCCTCCTGCACCACGCCGGTGACGGCATAATCGGTGGCGGCGGTCACGGTCGCCCCGGTCAGCGGGTCGAAGGACGGCACCAGCCGGCGATAGGTGAGGCTGGCGCCCTTCTCCGCGATCAGCCTGAGCGCGCTCTGCGCCATCCGGTCGTAGAAGCCCATGGGTCAACCCTCCTAGGCACGGTCGAGTGGCTCCGGCGGGCGGATGAGGCCGGCCAGCATCCGTTCGATGGCGGGGTGGCGGGGAAGCGGAGAGGCGCCGGGGGCATAGGCGATCTCCACCTCCCCCGCCTTCTCGCGCAGCGGCTGGCCGCCGGGCGCGATATCGGGGGCGAGCGGCCCGTCCAGCGCGCGCAGGGCCAGCTCGGCGCAGGCCCGGCGCACCACATCGGGCACCAGAGTCAGCAGCGCGCCTTCCTCGTCGCGGGCGTCACGGCGCGGCCAGGCCAGCGGCTGGGACGGGTGGTTGCGCTGGCCCTTCCAGCGGAAGCCGCTGTCGAGATGCTCGGTTGCAGCGAGGATGGCGGCGATGCGGGCCGCCTCATCCGCTTCCGCCCAGACCGGCCGGTCGCGCAGCGCGTGATGCGCGTTGGCGAAATCCAGATCGATATAGGCGTTGGCGGCGGGGTTGTCCCCGCCGCCCAGCTCGACGACCAAACTCATGGGCAAACTCATGGCTTACGCCAGCGGCCGGCGCAGCCGCACCGCGAGGTTGCCGTCCAGCACGGTGAGGCCGTACAGCACGTCGAGCGCGACATAATTGGTCGCCGTGTCGCCGTCGTACCACATACGCGCCCGCAAGGAGAGGCCGGTCACCGGGTCGGTGACGCTCTCGATCTGCGCGCCGCGCCCGTCGCCGGTGGCCGGCAGCGGGGCCAGCACCAGCGCCGCGAAATTGCGGTGGAACATCAGGTTGGCGCTGAAGCTGCCTGCCGCACTGCCGGTCCCGTCCTCGAAGCTGACGACGGCACCATTGCCGTAATCCGTCACGGCGGCGGGATGGATGGCAAGCGTGCCGGAGCCATCGGACAGCGTGGCATCCTCGGTCACCACATAGCGCTGGGCGTGGCCCTCGATGACGAAACTGTCGCCGGTCTTCACCGTGGCGCCGCTGGCGAAGCCGTCCACCGCGAGGCTGGCGGCGCCCTGCGATACCGCGCCGTCCAGCACGCCATCGGTGTCGGTGCCGGTGGCGATCAGCGTCCCCGATGCGTGCGGGTGGACATTCTGGTTCACGAAGATTTCCGCGCCGAAGCGGGTGCCCAGGCTGCCGCGCAGCAGCGCGTCCTGGTTTGCCGTGCCGCCGGTGACCAGCGCGGCGTGGAAGATGTCGAGGCCGAGGAAATCCTGCTCGATGGCGGGATCGACCATCAGATGCAGGTTGCCGTCATCGACCGGCACCAGTAGCTCGCGCAGGCGGCGGCGCGGGGATGTCACCCAGCCGGCCCCGGCGCTGCCGGTCACATCCACCGCCCAGGGCACGAAGCGGTACAGCGCGCACAGATCCTGGTCGATGGCATCCGCCAGCGCATAGGCAGCGGGGCGCAGATGATCGTCGATGATGCGCTCCGAGGCGTAGGCGAGGTCGCGGTCGGAGACGGCGAACTTCACCTCCTTGTGGCGGTCGAGGCGGATCGGCACCGTGCCGGCGTCGATATCCTGCGCCGTGCTGCCGCTGCCCGGCGCGTGATCCTGCGCGGCGAAGCTGGACGGCACCGGCACGTTCACCGTGTCGCCGATTCCGTAGCTGGCGCGCTCCGCCTCGTAACCGCGATAGACGCGGCTGGCGAGGCCCAGCGCCTTTTCCAGCTGGATCAGCGCTTCCTGTGCGAAGAAGGTGGCGTTATAGGCACCAAGCGTATTGGCCATGGGCTTCTATCTCCTGTTGAGGGCGGTGTGGTTTGGGCATGCGGAATCGCGGCGCGGCTTCTGCGGCGCGGCGGGAAAATTACTCAGTCGTCATGGTCGGACTTGATCCGACCATCCAGTGGCTGGTGACGCTTCGCTGGACCCTCGGGTCAAGCCCGAGGGTGACGAAAAGAAAGAAGCGGCAGGTTTGGCGGAAAGCCCTACCCCAATATCGCCAGCGGCAGGCCGGTGCGGGAGGATGCCTCGCGGGCGGCGCGGTAGCGTGCGGGGTCGCGGGCCTGGTCGCGGGTGAGGGTGATGCCGCCGGACAGCGATGTCGCGACCACGCCGGCCGCGCCGCCGCCGGAGGAATCGGGCCACCAGCCGGGATGGTCGGCGCGCTGGCCCTCCAGCCAGGCAGTCAGATCGGCGGCCTCCCCGCTGGCCAGATCGACCGGCCGGCCCTCGCCATCGACGGCGTGGCTGGCGGCGGCCAGCGCCAGCGCCTCGGCCACGGCGTCGGGCCGCAGGCTGGCCGCATGGGCGGTGGCGCGGAAGGTGGCTTCCAGCGCCAGGGCGGCGATGCGGCTCTCCGCCTCAACGAGGGCGGCACGGGCTTCGGCCAGCGCGGTCTGAAGTGCGTCGGTGTCGGTCGGGAAATCAGCGTCGGTCATGCGGTCGCCTCCGGCTGTTCGGTTTCGATCAGGCGCTGTTCTTCGGCGAAATCGCGGCCGGGCGGCAGCACCTCGCCGGCGCGCAGATTGTCGTGGAGGGTGCGCCGGCTGATCGCGCCCTTCTGCCAGCTCTCGACCAGCGCCAGGATGTCCGGCGCGGTGAGGCGGGCCTCGACGAAGTCGCGGTTCAGCCGGACGGTCACGGACTCGGGCTCCAGCCCCTGCCACCAGGCGAGGCGGCGCAGCGCCTGGGTCAGGCCGCGCCCGACCGTCTCGGCCAGGATCGACAGGGAGGAGGCCTCCGCCTCGCCGCGCAGCCTGATCGCTTCCGCCGTTTCGGCGGCGCGCTTCGGCGCTTCCAGCAGGCGGGCGCCGAGCTGCACCATGCGTGCCTCCTTGTCCAGCATCGCCTGGCGCAGCGCCTCCAGCCCGGCGCCGGTGAATTCCAGCATGCCGACGCTGCAGCCCTCCGGCAGGTGCCAGATCGTGCCGCTGCCGACGGAGGTCGGGCGTTCGCGCGCCTCCAGCCGCCCGGCGATCCAG